GGCATGGCATTTTCAATGTAAGAGAACTCGTCTGCACCAATAGCCGTTCTATTGGCCTTGGTGTCCATTCCTTTGAAGTCTTTGGTGACTTGGTAGCGTTTAGACTGTTCTGCAGACTGAGCCATCTACTACCTCGATGAGTAGGTGTAGGGGTTGTACATTCTGCGGGTAAAGGTTGAGTTGAGCACAGCCTGAACCTGTTTGTTGTACTGTGCTTGGAAAATTTCAGCCTCACCGTAAGACTGCTCTTGATACTTGGCTTGAAACGCTGCGTAATATTTGACTGGCGTGGTATACGGGTCTTGGATAACTTCTACAGAGTTATCGTTAACCAGAGGGTCTGGCAAAACCACCGTGTCAAGTTCTGCCACATAAAGCTGGTCTGGCACAGGCTGAACGTAGATTTGTCCTTGCCCGTATTGAGAGAAGGCGATGGGCCTGCCGACATAGTTCTGCCAGTAGCGCAATTCAGTATTAAATTGCGTCCAAGGGCGATACAGAAGTGGGACTCGACTGTTCCCCCAGTAAATATTGATGTTGATGGTATCTAGGTTACGAGAAGGCGTTTGAGCCAAAGTAGCCGTAGCTGTAGCGTTTCCGGTGAGCGTGACTGTAGGCGTTGTAGAGTAGCCAGAACCCGGATTGGTAACAGCAATTGAGGCTACAGAGCCATTGCCATTGAGAACTGCAACTGCCTCGGCTGGTACGCCAAGTGCAGAAGATGGGTTTGCAACCGTTACTGTGGGAGCAGTATTGCCATAGCCAGAGCCGCCAGAAACAACAGTAACGCTATCAAGATATCCGTTGGGTAATTGGGATAGGGTAAAAGTCTCAACATTTTGGAGAAAGTTGACCTGCCGAATGTAACGCAGGCATCCCGTATCCCTAACAATACGCTCCCTAGCAGCGTTAATATACGCCGTAAGATCAGAGTCAGACCAGAAGTTTCCAGCCGCATCGTGAAGTAACCGGCGTACTTCTGTAATGTATCCAGACAAAGTTGCCATAACTTCCTCATATCATCTTAGAACTTCAACCCAAGAAAGTGAGTGTTCACTCACCTTCAAGGGCATCCATTCCCACCGGGGCTGGTAAGTGGCTATTTCCGATAACAAAGTTCTTACAAAGTAACAATGTCACCATACAGGCTAATATCGCATGTGACTGCAGTATTGCCCGTTGAAACATTTACATACAACACCTGACTAGTCTGTACGTTAGAGTTCGCAGCGCTTGACAGAACAAGGTCTTTATACCCGTTAGCAATAGCCGTAGAACCTAACGCTGCATCAGCAGCAATGGCAGTGCCCGCACCACTTGCAGAGGTGAAGACACCGACATTGGTAGCATTTGCAGTACCAGAGAAATTCGACAGGGTGATGCGCCGCACAATGTACTTAGTCGCTTCTTGGGCAACCAGAGTGGTAACGTCTCCCGTAGAAGCAAGATTTACTGATTGCTTCGTAGCGAGGCGAACATTACCAAACGAGTTGGGATAGAGCGAACTTACATGATTAGCGTTCATGTCGAACCTCCTTTAGGTGTTGTACTGACCAGTAGCGTTCACGGAAGGATTGACCGTCAGAGCAGTAACCGTCTTAGCGCCAGCCTGAGTACCAGTCAGACGCACGTTTACTCCGTCAGAGATCACCATACCGCCGGTACCGTTGGCATACAGGGTTGACCAAGTATTGCCGGTACTAGCGGTTTGGATTTCCACGTTTACGTTAGTGGTTGCAGCCAGCAAGTAGGTGCCAGCAGTAATCACGACAGAGGTGGTATTCGGAACCGAGAAGGTTCTGGTTAGGAAATACGCACCAGTCGAGTTAGCGTTTGCACCTGCAATGATGATTTTATTAAGAGCCAAAGCCATTTTCTATCTCCCTTATAGTGACAGATAGTTATAACCAGTGACCGCTGTCATGGATTTCGGCTTGGTGCTAACCAGTTCAGCAATGGTCAGAACAGCACCGACATATCCAATCTGCCAGTTTGGTAGGGTGGACTCAAAACCCGTGAACGCAAACGAACCCTGCTCATGGATATAGAGCGACAGGTAGTTGTTGTTCAGCAGATACAGAGTTCCCTCTGGGCAGTAGGGGTCAGGATAGATGGGCACGCCAGCAACCATCAGGGCACGGAAAGCAGCCTGTGCGCCGTTAGGATCACTAGTAAATGCGGAACCCGGAGTAATAACGTACTGCTCTTGACCGACAAAGTCTTGAGCAAGCAGCGTCCAAGTGCCGAATCCGCAAACGCCAAACGAAGGAACTTCCGCACAGTTTTTCACCGTACCGGAGATGTACTGCAGCAAGTTCTGACGAGTGGGGTTGACGGAGCCAGCGGCATAAGCCTTGGACTGCCACCAGCTATAAGAAGAACGGTCAATGTTACCGTAGGTGCCAGTAGCGGAAACCGCAGCGGGCAGGCCGGTAAATTGTTGCGTATCGCTGGTGTTGTTGTACAGAGAATAAGCCATCGAATCCAGCATGACGTTGGTCGCATCATTCATACGAGCCTCGATCAGGGGGACGATAGCGTAATCTTGCTGCACTGCACCTTCCATTCCGAGGAACGGTACGGGGCAAATCATCAGCTTGAGGTTGAACTCAGCGTTGTAAGCACCCTGCTGAACGCTCGGTTGAGCGAAAGAGCCAGAGTAGTCAGACCACTGAGCGTTGACGAATTGAGCGCCCTGAACAGGAACGGTCACCGAGGACACACCGCCGGAAGCCTGCTGGCTATTAGCAAGCAGAGCAGCCATTAGAGGTGTCGAGTTATAAATTTGCACCACCATCTTCGGGATAAATGCACGCCGAGTAACGTAGGTCAACTCGTTAAACTGTGTACTTCCCGTAGCTGGAATGATGCCGCCGCCTATAGCCATATCATTCTCCTAAAAATTTAAGCCCCATTTACTTCTACAAACCGATTGGACGAGGAGCCTTACGCAATTCTTCAAAGGCTTTCATCGCTTCTTCTCTGGCAGCGACTACTGGATTCTTCATGTAGCCGTTGACATCAAACTGTTGCATGACTGGCTTAGGGAAAGCACTGGGAGTGGGCGTTGCAGTTTCTTGCATCCACTTCCAATAATCTGCCGCAGCGTCATGGTTAGTAATACCTTTTTCCAGCATCACCTTCTCGATGGCCTCAATGTCCTCAGAAGACCTAGCCTTGCCGGATGCTTTGAGAGCATCACGCCGCTTGGAGAGTTCTTCACGGGCATCTTTTTCAGCCAGCTTTGCTTCCATAGCCTGCAACTTTTGTTCGTAAGTACTCGCTAACTTATGGGCGGTATCTTCGACTTCTAGTTCAGGAATGGGAAGGTCAGGACGAACCCTTTTGGTCAAACGCAGAAAGTCTTTACGAGTTTCTTTGTTCTCAGCCAAGGTTTTGCTCAAAAGAGCGAGTTCTTCCAGTTGTTCTGCTGTGTAGTTTTCCAGACTCATAGTTAGCCCCTTCCTAGAGTTAGATTACTTTTTTGGTATCGCCGGGTTTAGAAAGCGTCATCTTGTTCTTAGCGGTTGCATCGCTAGGAGTGTTGAGGCCGCCCATTTCGCTAAACCGGGGAGGGTTGGCAATTTGCCCGTTGTCCTTCTTGTTATCAACTGGGCCACGGATATGGCTTGCGCCACGGGGTTTGAACAAGTCCATGATAAATCTCCTTTACATGGGTGAAGTAGGTTGACCTGCCGGTGGTTGTGGAGGCATCGGTGGTTGAACAGACGGTTGAGACTGAACCACTTTCTGCTCCGGTGTTGCACCCGCCGCTTGAGGCAGCGTTTGCATCATCTGAATAATCTCGGACGGGATCAGTTCTTGAGTCCTTGCCTCTGGCTTTCCAAAGGTCTTAGCTAGACTTTTGACTGTATCCATAATGGCTTTGCCTTCCTCGGTATCAGAACCAAGCGCAGGCAGAGATTGCTGAAGCAAATCCATAGCAATCTGAATATTGATCTTGGCAGCAGCCCTCTCACCCTCTTTGGGTTCGGGCGTACTCATGGGAGCGCCAGTGGGAGGCGTTTCAGCTTCAGCAAGGGAAGACGGAGGCGTGACGGGGGCTGCATTAGCATCCCGTTGCATTAACTGCATCACTTTCTTGTCCTGACCGTCCATAAACCCCCCAGTTAGTACTCACTTACAACAAAGGTTAAAAAAAAAGCATATTTTGTCAAGGGGTGGACTAGCCACCCCCCGAATGGAAGCCCCGGAGGGCTACCAATTACTTGCGAGCCTTACGGCCTTTGCGAGCTTTGCGTGCCATGATCGAATCTCCTCGATTGCGGCGGCCACTTAGTTCATAGGGCAAGCAGCCACACCCTTTTTCCCAAACTGGGAACCTTTAACGCCGGGTCTTCCGACCACGCTTCATTTTCTTAGCGTACATAGTCTTCTCCTAGAGAGTTAGCCCCTGCCATAACTACGTTGCGTGCGGTCTGACTTTACTTGACCGATACGTTTTTGAGTATAGGTGACTGTAGGAGTCCTATCGGAGAACTCCCTGATGGATTTCTGGCTCATACGGGGTTGATCCCCCACCATACCGCCACTAGTTTCTTGTTTAGCCATCATTTCACCCTTTGTATAGGTGCGCTCTCTTTTGGTTGAGCAGGTTGAGCGCCCCCTGCTGGTTGTTGTTGCGGTTCAGAAGACATTTTTTTGATGTCTTCTTTAATCAGTTGCTTCAATGGTGGTTCTACCATATCTATCAATCGTTCTTTCGTCAATGCACCAGCCTTGAACAGGTTAAACGCTAGAGAACGACTGTCTTCCATAAAGATTGGCGAATTAGAGTGAGCGTCTACTTTCACCACAAAGTCTTTTGTGAACTGCTCTATGATAAACGGCAGGTCATCAGCGTCTTTATAGTGCCGGTTATCGTACTTCTGCATCATTTTTAGGTAGAGCGTAGCCACCTTTTCAAGGCTATCTTCAATGATAAGCGCCCGTTTTTTGGCTCTTGAGGAGCCTAGACGGGCTAATTGGCTAGCATGGCCTGCAGAACGAACCCCCGATTCACCCCTACCCTGCAATACAGAGGAGATGCCGGACATCTCTGCAAACATGTTATCTATCTCGTTTATCTCTCTAAAAGCATCATTGGGGATGTTGGGAGATAACTTTTCAATCTTGGCGTTTGGCATATCGGTTGCCAGAAGACCACCAGCACGGTTAAGAGCAAAATCTTTCTCATCCAAGATTCCTGTGAAGCCAATTAGTGCTGTTGGTGGTGACACCTGCTTGGCAAGCAAGTCCATGATCTCGCCCATACGTTTATTACGCATGTCTTGCAGGTAGATGAGTCTTTGAACCTCTGACTGCCCCCAATAGTAGTCGTACTGTGGGTTGGGACAGATTTGAACAAATGGTAGTTCGCCTTTGAGGAACAGTTGTTCGCCGGGTCTGTCGTAGATCACTACACCGGGGTCTGCAATAGTGAACACTCGGTAGTCATTGATTTCATCGTCAAACACCCAGAGTTCAGTCATTTCAATCGTGTCTTCAGCCACGTTAGGCTTGTACATGTTGGTGCTTTGCAAGTCTAGGTTGACGTTGCCGTACATGATTGGGTTGATCTGAGACGTAATCAGACGAGAGACACCTTGTGGGGAGTCTGTGCGCTGGTGAGGCATGACGGTAATTTCTTTGACAATGCGATCACGGTCTGGGTGGTTATAAAGCCGAGACATCAATTCTGACTTGGTGATGTAGTACTTTTGGCTGATTGCTTCTTGCCTATCTGTGTACGGCACATCCTCACGCAAAACGCCGATGGCTCCGGGTTCTACAAAGAAGGGATGTACGCTATTTCGCCAAGCCAGTTTGATAAAGGTGCTGTTGTAGCAAAGCGCCCAAGTGAGCGCCTCGTTGAACACCATGTCTGCATTAGAATTGAGCCACTCATCGGACAAAGCCGAGATCAGGCGTGGCACTTTCTTGTGCTCTGCCTCATTGACGCTTGCGCCCATGTGAATGTTGAAGCGGGTAGTTTCTGCCGAATAGAGGAAAGAAACTAGCTGGTCAATGTGCGGGTAAATCTTGTTAAAAGCTGCTGGCGCATCGTTAGGTGGTGCGCCAAAGAGAAAGTAATTGCGTAGCGTGTTGTAAGATGTCTTACGCTGCTCAACAGAGATTTCGCACTTGCGTATCAGGTCAAGTACAAAGAAAAGCCTATCAGCATCTTTAGACGGTATACGCATTACTTATCCAACTTTAGGTTCTGATGATCTGCTATGTAACTCGCAGTCTTGGGTCTTGTCAACTGTACGCCAGATTGCTTGACCGCAGAAAGACCATTGACGTTTTCGCCAGCAACCGAGCGCACATTGTAATTGCCGATCGAACCCGGATTACCCCAACGCACAGCAAAAGGATTCTCAGGTTGAGGCTTGGCAAAACGAGGCGGCTGCGCTTCACCTTCACGGGCGCTCTTAATATCCGTCATATTAAAATCCATCGCTAATTGTTTTAATGTCTTATCACTATGCTTAGTCTTTGCGGATTTCATAGCAACTGGCGTTAGGAATACTTGGGAGATGCCATCGGTGCATCCTTGTGGGCATTTGGCTTCGGTGCCCTCAAAGTATCCGTGTTCTTCG